GAGACCTCGGACATAACCACACAGTGTCTCGACAGCGTTGGTGACGTCACCATGCCCGTCCGCCTTATTCAATTATTGAAAGACAACCGTATCGAAATGATGGTTGTTACAATTCTATTATACTCGACTGGCTTGCTTAATCAAGCCGTCGCATATGGACAAGGAGTATGCTGATATGGCACGACGTAGGACAAAAGGAAAGACAACATTTGGGAAACCGTTTCGCAAGAAGAGCTCGAAAGGGAAGTTCAAGAAAGGCACGATGATCCGTTACAAGTATGTTAACGGACGACGAGTCGGTGCCGAAAAATCTCGAAAGTGATTCATATGAATCAATACAAACAAGCGTGGGCGGCTCATGCCGATTGTTTAGATACACCTACGACTCGTATGATTGAAAGACAAATGCAAGACAAGTATTCACCGTTAAGAATAGCAACTCATGTCGCAGCATTACCAGTTGCAGCAGGACTTGATGCATTAGCAACTGGATTATTTGCAACTACTGCTGGTCCATCTGTATTAGCTGTAGCAGCAAGCATAGGAACCATCGTTGTAATGGGTTATTTTGCTTGGAGTTTGTACGATTATTACGCAAAGCCATTCACTTGGCTTCTTGGTGAGTTCGCTGACCTCTCATGATTCCAAAGGATGCACAAATTCTTCCATCCTTTGTCAAATATTTTGAGATGTAAGAAGCAACTTTGTTCTTAGATCCAGAACCTCTTGGAGCAACATAGTTGATTCGACCTAATCCAAGAGGCATAAGAATTTCACAGAATTCTTTCAATTTAGTATTATGAATAAATGGTGCTACTGCAACCATGTGAATGTGGGCATGATGCTTGTAAACCATCCCACCAATATCCTGATAACTTCGGGTGGTCATTTCAGGAACATACACACCACCCAAAATTCCATGCTCGGAAAGAATTTTTCGAGCTGCGGGTAAAAGTGAACGCAACTGTTTCAGTTCGTCCATTCCATCTGGGTCAAAAGTCCAGAGGGAAGGAAGAGCGAAGGTGATGAGTTTAGGCCTTCGATACTTCCAATCGTCAAGTGATTCAGCCGTATCGTAGATTTTGGTAAGTCTTCTTCGCATACGCTGATATCGTTTTTTATTACGTTCACACTTACGACATCGTTCAGGATAACGTAAGTTGAATGATCGCTTCGAATAGCGCCAGTCAGCATTGGCTCTTCGAAGTACACGAATGTAGTCATCAGCATCGTCTTTGCTGGGACGGAACAGACAATCGTTGCAGGTGAATCCCCACTCATTTGATTCACCACTCATAGATGGCACCACCATCTACAATGCTCCAGTTAAGCCCAGAGTAATGCCAATCGTTAGGATGGGCAAACCACGGCCACGCTTTAACATGAACAGCGTAGGACGATAAATGGACATCTGGTACAACATCCCAGATGTTTGGTTCGAATAGTTCGAACTCCATTCCAAAGTTCACGAGTGTAACGCTCCTCTTTACTTGTTTAGGGGACACAATATTTCACCACCACGGGCATGAGCATCGGTCGGGTCCTGCCCGACACCGTGGACACCATTTACCAGAGAGGAAGCTGATGTTCATTCTTCTTCCTCCAACATTCTTGCGAATTCACAATCAATGCATTCGCAAACAGGCCAGTTGTACAATTCTTGTACACTGCATGTCATGACGCCACCTCCAATGAGGAAACACTGCATCCGATGAGGCAGTGGCGTTCGTTTGCTACGATATAGATCGTAGCCATTTTGCATTGTGGACAAAAGTCCTCTGGGCTTGGTACATAATCACGCATCAGAATGTCGCATAATGGTAGTATTCTTCATTATTCCGACACAAAATAATTATTAAGCCCTGTCATAAAAGGGTTTGATATGGCAGGCGCAAATCTCCCAGCTAAGAAGTACAAAAAAACATCACCAACTCAAACACGACTATCGTTTGAGTTGTCAGGTGATTCAGGACAAGATTACATTGACATTGCCAAAGCATTGTCAATTATCAATCGAAAATTCTACAGACAAGGTGTTTACTATTACGTAAACTCGATTGAAGTCTACAACAATGAACAAGGTGTTGTAGATCTATACACGTTACCAGACAACTGGGTAACGAAGAATGCATGGAACCGTGGCTTTGCCGTGTTCCAAAAGATGAATGCATTGACGAACAGTCCATTGACTAATGGCATTCGTCCAAAGTATCACGATTTTAAAGTTCACATGACAAGTGGAATGCAATCACAAGGTTCAGCAAATCCAAGTCTACACAATGTTGCTGGAACTGGAACTGAACACACAGCAGATGACTGGGTGTATTCAAAGATGGTATCTGCTGATGCAGATGCTGATCCAGCACAAGAAGCAGATGACTTTGAAGTGCATATGATTGGAGCTCACACTGGAAGTTCAGACAATTGGACAAGTGTGGGTCTCATTAAGTCGTACGCAGAATCTCGAGCACGACCACATGTTACTGCACCAGTAACGGACACAAATTTGCAAACAGATCCTTTGTTGAATATATTTGATTTCTCAGGTGAGGAACAAATGAATGACATTATCGCTAATCTTGAAGAAGATAATGATGCACCGCCATACAATCTTGATAATTACGTTGGTGAAACTTCAGGATCACTACAACATGTCGCACGAGTCGGAACGGAAGTTGGACTTGGGCGTGTAGGACGAGCTGCAGGATTCTGTGCTCCGTTTGGATTGATTTGTGTTGATTCACAATCAATTAGTTCGGCATTCCGTGTCGTACTCAATCTTGCTCAAGGCACGTACCACGGCGTTTATGCGGAGCGTGCTTAAACATGGACGGGAGAGAGACCTCGGACATAACCACACAGTGTCTCGACAGCGTTGGTGACGTCACCATGCCCGTCCGCCTTATTCAATTATTGAAAGACAACCGTATCGAAATGATGGTTGTTACAATTCTATTATACTCGACTGGCTTGCTTAATCAAGCCGTCGCATATGGACAAGGAGTATGCTGATATGGCACGACGTAGGACAAAAGGAAAGACAACATTTGGGAAACCGTTTCGCAAGAAGAGCTCGAAAGGGAAGTTCAAGAAAGGCACGATGATCCGTTACAAGTATGTTAACGGACGACGAGTCGGTGCCGAAAAATCTCGAAAGTGATTCATATGAATCAATACAAACAAGCGTGGGCGGCTCATGCCGATTGTTTAGATACACCTACGACTCGTATGATTGAAAGACAAATGCAAGACAAGTATTCACCGTTAAGAATAGCAACTCATGTCGCAGCATTACCAGTTGCAGCAGGACTTGATGCATTAGCAACTGGATTATTTGCAACTACTGCTGGTCCATCTGTATTAGCTGTAGCAGCAAGCATAGGAACCATCGTTGTAATGGGTTATTTTGCTTGGAGTTTGTACGATTATTACGCAAAGCCATTCACTTGGCTTCTTGGTGAGTTCGCTGACCTCTCATGATTCCAAAGGATGCACAAA